CGGGCGGTCGCCCGTGCCGCTGGCAGTCGAAACAACAAGGCTACGGTAGCGGCTTCCGGTTGATGGTAACTCCCAGTTACGCACGTTTACGCCTCCTGGCTTTCGCCGCTGGTGCCTCTGCTCGCTCTAAGGCGGCTGGCTCTGGCACGGTGGCAAACATGATGGCGGGATCCTCAACGTGTCGCACGGCGTAACGCTGGAGCTCTAGCGTCCTAGCTAGTCCACCAGTGACGGGCACGATCTGCCCAGCCTTGTAGGCCATGTAGGCACGGAGCATGCGAACGGGAACTAGGTCAACGGCGTAAGTCATTTCCAAACGGCCTCCGGCGGTCTCCCGCCCCTATCCCAGAAGTCGCCTGGGTGCTGCAGCAGGGCTTTCATGTTTCGATCTGGCCACTTCACCCACACCTCTGCATGCCCGAGACACACGCGAGGACACATCCCGATTTTTAGTCCTGCCTTTTGAGCAGAAATCCAAAACGCTATATCGTCATCAATCCTGCCGTCTTCCCACCTGCCGTCGTCGTTTGGTCGCCCAATAAACCACGGGTGAGTAAGTTGCTTGAGCGCCGAAGCCTTGAGTAGAGTCAGTCCGAAGTGGGCCGTATTAGCTTGTATGACGTTGTGGTAGACGAAGTGGTCTCGGCTTACCTCAGCAACTCGCTCGCCACCATCGGCGACCATCGTGAAAAGCGGCTCGTCGTTTCGCCGCTTCATCTGCAACGCCGCCACAAAGTCGTAGCCGCTGGCCACGGCGTACGTCAGCAGACGAAGGACCGCGTCCTGCTCAAAGATGCTGTCGTAATCGAGCGTGAGAATCCACAGAGGGGGCAGCTTTGGATCGTTGTCCGCCTCCACGATGTCGGTCATCACCCGCTCGAGGCACTGCCCCCAAAACGCCCCTTCAAGGCGAATGGGGGAAATGCCGTACGGTATGAGCCCGCGAGCCCAGCAGAACATGTGGTCTTGCCAGCCCAATCTAGGGACTGACATCGCACACATAACCCGCACTGGACCGCTGCCGGTCTGAATGGTGGCAGGCTGTACGCCAGCCACCGCCGAAGTCGCCGCGCCCACGGCTTCTCCTTTGTTGGAGTTATCGTTCTATCGCCTTCGCTCAGCCAACCACGCGAGTCGTCGCACCCGACTCACTCGCCGAATCAATGCCAGCCTCAGCACGACCGAGCCGCGCCGCCACAACGACATCGTTGTTGGTGGCTCCGACCGATCCCGCTGCCGGCGTGACCGCGATTTGCACGTAACGCTTGAGCGCCCGAGTGTTGACCTCAAACCGCGTGACGTTGGCAATGTTCGTAACCACCGTCCCCACCGAGAAGTCGGTGCCCTGCACCAGGCCGCTGATGGTCCCGTAGGAACCGTCCGTGTCTGAGTGCTTCAGCGTAACGACAGCCGGAGCCGCCGTGTTCGCCTGCGACCGATACACCACGTCAACGCTGAGAGCGTCAAAGCCGATGGTGTCAATGGCGACCGAGTGCGTGGAGCCCGAGGCAACACCAGCGGCATCGCTGATCGAGATGACGCTCTTCTGATTCTGTCCGTGGTTCATGATCGTTTTTCCTAGGATGGTGAGTTATCAGAGAACGACAGCCACGACAGGGCCGGCAGTGGAAGCATCGCCAACGTCCGAGGTCACGCAGTCATAGGCGACCGTGGCCTGGAAGTATGTCTGGTCGAATTCGATATAGCGGTCGGTGCTGGCCCGCACCGCGACGCTGCGTCGCAGGGCGTAGTGGCTCGAACGCTTCATGTCGCCAAACAAAGACACCAGCTGCCCGGCAGTCGCCGTCTTCCGCATGACGTTATTGAAGAACACCGGCCAGCCGAGGAACGTCGGCCGGCGAGCACCTTCGATAACTTCCATTGCCAAGGCACCGCTGCCACCAAGGGCAAGAGACTGCATAGCCAGGGCGTGCATCTGCGGGGTGCAGTACCATCCGCACGTCGGGCTCTGCGTTGCGTAGGTCGGAGCCTTGGATACCGCCGTCAGGAAATCGTCAACCGTCAGGGCGGTCACAGCCGTCTGCGACGAGTCGTGAATGCCGGCGGTCAGGGTCTCGTTCTCAAACTTATACTGAATGCCACGGATGCCGCCGTAGGTGGAAGTTCCGGTCCCAATGAAGCCGTCTTCGTCGATCCGCTGAGCGATGGCGAGAGCGAACTCTTCGGCCACCAGCCCGGCAAGGTCAATCGCCGAGTCGTCGATCAACTGGTTGGGGACGCGGGTTGCAACGCGGACTTCCTTAGCGGAGAGCATCACGTTATCCGTGGCCATGTCCGTCGCCGTGGTCTCGGCATTCGCTGCGGTGTGAATCGCAGTGTTGCCACCAGTTCGACGGGGGATGTACAGCGTGTCGCTCGTCATCTGCAGGTTGTTGGCCTGGGCGGGAAACGCACCGAACGACTCCACCAGCCGAATCACGGTGGCGGCAAACGTGTCGGGGATAAAAACGCCGCCCTTGTTGTTGTCGGTGGGCGACAGGGCGCGGGCCTCAACGTTCCGCTCGTACCACGCCTTGTCTTCTGCGCGATTCAGCACGTAGCCACGAATCCAGCGACCGCACGCCTCCGCGTCGCTCGAAGAGCGAAAGTGCCTTGCTTTACCGCTGAACGAACGCTCAGAGCTAGCAAGGGCGGGAGCCTGCACGGCAGCAATCTCGACCGGCTTGGCCGAGGCGGCAACCTTGCCACGCAGCGACTGAATCTTTTCAGAGATGGCATGCTCGCGGGCAAGATCCTTCTCGAGTTGCTCGCTCTCAACGGACAGCGAGTCGATTTGCGAAACCTGCTCAGCGGAGCGATCCTCGACCCTCGAAAGGTCATCGAGCATCGCAGCCACAGCGGCGGCACGGTCTTGAAGCTTGGTGAGTTGAGTGGCCATCCGTGGCGCTCCGTAGTGTGGTACCGGTGGCAGTCCTTGCCTACCTCACACGCTACAGCCGGGCGGTCGCTAACTCAGCGTTCTTGTTTGTATGACACAAACGAACGACGGAAGACCTGCTCGGCAGGCACGACCGCTTTGGTGCGGTAATCGCAGCATCCGCATTCCAGGTATCTCACCTGTTGATGCTCGCCGCATTGATGACTCGACCGCGTGCGAAGCCTTCCGGCCTTGCACTTTGGGCAGAAACTACCGGCGTTCACCACGCAAAAAGCTCCTGAGTTTCGCAGCCCGAAGCCGCAGAAACGCAGTCATCGCCAACTGCGAGTTTGCTAGCACTTCGGGAGTTGCGGCAACGTCGGCCCGCTCCTCCAAACATGATGCTAGCCACTGGTCCAAGTTTCGACGGGCGACACTCGTGGTCGAAGATGGATAGGCCGGGTGCGTCACGACTGACACATCAAAAAGGCCACTGACTTCGCGGATGGATCGCTGCGGCTTGCCGTCATCGCCAGGAGCCCACGACTCCCCACGCTGGTCAACCGTGAACGCAAACGAACTGCCTCGCAAATCTTTGCGGGCGACCATTTCCTGAATCATCCTGCCAAGTTCCGTATTCGGCAGGGACACGCTGTAGCGAAGCCCAGTATCGTCACTTGCCAGTTCAAGCGTGCCGCTCGAGCTGCGACCCAGCAACTGGTTGGCATCGTGGTTGTAGAGGGCGACAACGTCCTGTTTTCCTCGCTGACGCTGCAACACCTTGTCGAACGCACCAGGAAGGATCTGCTCGCGGAATCCGCCAAGGTCAACGGAGAGCTTTCCGTATTTCACAGCGTAGCCAGCCACTACCGGGCGACCGTCAGAACGCACCTCCACGGACAGGCACTCATCGTCGGAGAACTCCCAATCCCGGCGTTCAATCTCAGCGTTCACGATACGGCCTCCGGTGCGTCTGTTTCCTGCTCGCCCACGTCCTCGACTGAATCGCCTGCAATGCCCTCAATCTCGTTAGGAGACGGCGTGTCGCTCGGCTCTTCCGGCATAACGGGCATTGGCCCAAGATTCTCTTTTTGCCGCACCTCTTCCGGGCTCATCCACTTGTTGCGAATAGCGATTTCGTACGCCTGGTAACGACTTGTGATGTCGCTACGCAAGAGCCCTTCCACCAGAAACTCGGCGTACAGACTGCCGTCATCTGGCAGCACGTCCCGCTCAATGGCACCCTCAATGCGTCGCAGCCACGGGGCGATGGTGAACTTCTCAAACGACACCATCTCGCTCTGCAGGTTGCCCCACGTCGCCCGGCCAAGCTCTTGGATCATGTGAGGCGGCATTCGCCACGTACGGCAGATAGCCAGCAGGCTTTGCATCCACAACTCGGCCAGTTGGCTTTCCTGATTGGTGGCCGAGATAGTGTCGGCCTTGAGCCCGTTGGAAAGAATCGCTGTCTTCCCGGCCTTGGCTGGCCCGCGATGGGCCGCCTCCCATTGGTCTCGCAGCTGCTCGCGGACCTCCTTGGGTAGAGCCTGGTCGGTGTGCAGCACGATGCCGGGCTGAGCGTTGTTTCGA